GCGAAGAGGTCAGCGATGCGTATACGAGCAGCTTATTTGCCGGGTCTTTGGCCGAAGCGCCGGTACGCGCAACAATCACAGCGGCCTTGATGTTGCTGATTGCACCACCCGTTGCCGTGAAAGTAAGAGATGCAGAGCTGAACTTCTGCTGCGCAGCCGAAGCACCAGCGGTCCACACCACCGAGGTCAGGGTCTTGCCAGCCAAAGTGTAGTTATTGGCAGAAGCGACCTGACTGGTCAGCTGAGTGAAAGTGCTGTTGGTCGCAGTGGCAAAATTGCTCGCCGACTGATACAGATGCAGATCGAACGTACTAGAACCAAGATTGATCGTGCCAGAAATATAGTGTTTGGCGCGATTGTAAAACTTCCAAGCCTGTGCCGACATTTAAATTAACTCCTTAAGTTTAGATTAAAGATTAGATGCTGTTTTTAGAAGATGCGCAATCAAACCATCTCCATGAACAGAGATATTCATTTGACGAGAATAAACACTGAGCATTTCGATAAATGTCTGCGCCTGAGATGCCTGCCATGCAGAGCATTTGAAAACACGACCATCAGAAGTGACGAAATTCACAGCCCCTTCGCCATCGTTCATCGATTGCGGATAGGCATGGTGACTTTCGCCATCAGGCGCATAGCAGCTATCGACACCGAAAAGGTGTTGGAATTCAAATCCAAGGATCCGGCAAATCAGAGGCGCGACGATTCCGCTTGTTCCTGCTGTCGGAACCTTGACCCAATTTTCCCGATAGTAAGCATCGAGCCTACGATTAACAGGATCAGGCCTACGCGCATCCGGAGCATCTTCGGTATAAAGATGAAAGATCGTAACGTCTCTGTCTTCACAGGCATCAAACATGCTTGGATCGCACTGGCTTGCGAGCATGTAACGACAGTGAGGGATTTCCTTGCGAACGAATTGCACATTTTCGGGTCGGCTGTCCATGCAAATATGCATAGAAGGACGGAGATTTCTTTCAATCAGCCAATTTGCAGCGCCATTGAGCGCAACGAGCTTAACGCCATCAAAGTAAAGTTGACGAAGCTCTTCGTAAACATCCGGAGAATTCAGGCTCCAGCCGCCGCCGACGATCGCAATGTGCTGACGCGGTTGCGGATTATGCGGAGCAAGCTGCGGAATTTGCCGGCGAATGTTGTTCCGAATGTTGGCGCGAATTCGCCAAGCATTCTGATTCACGCGCATGACCGTTTTGTCCCAGCGATCACCAGCGTTCATGATCAGAGCAGGCTCTTCAGCCTTGCCGTGCGAAATGATCGGTGCGTATCCGATGGAATTAGCGTTCAACATAGAACACCCCATCGCCAAGAAGATCACGAGCCTCGAGAACCGTTCCAAGCTCCCTGAAAGTGTCCCGCCACCATGTGAATGGCTGAACAGTCAGATGAAGATCCTGCTTAATATAATGACCGAAATTGTCCGGCAAGAAACTGACAGAGAAGAACGCGCGTCCTGAAACATTCAGAATTGAGGAAATCGTGAGCCCGACAAATTGCGTCGGAATATGCTCCATCATATCGCAGCAATACGCATATTCATAGATGCCAGAAATATCTTGCCAGACGCTGCCATTAAACAGGCGAATATCCTCGTGCGCCCATGCCTCGTTTGTTAGGTCGAACGCAGTGACGCGAAAACCTCTATCTTTAAGTTTCCGAGAAGCTGCGCCAGCGCCAGCGCCAATATCTATGATCGAACTTCCGCGCGCAGGCTTTGCAATCGAGAGAAAATAATCAACCAGCTCAGAACCAGGAGAATTCTCATCGTAAGCCTGTAAGCTCCAGATGTCTTTGTATTTTTCAGATTCAATTTCAGAGATAGTTTTCAAGGGTGCCTCCTTGTTTTGGCTTAATTGCCGATTGCGAACCAACTGACAGGCACAGAACCATAAGGCGTACGCCCTTCTTCTGTGTCTAGGCGGACATAAAATCCGCCATTCGAGATGCCGAAGGTAATTGTCGTCATGTTATTACCAGCGGCAAAGGGATTGAAAACATCATTCGTTCCGCAGACCGCAACGACGCTGTAGCAGCCATTCGGGAATGTGGTTGGGAAATTGATGCCGGAAACAACGTAGCTGGTGCCAGCGATGTTAATGCTCGCAGTGCCCCACTGAAGCAGTAACGGACCGATTTGTGCATAGCCAGGATTTGCGAAGCTTCCGGCGATAGAAAGCAGCGAAGAAATCGGAATTCCTGTATCGCCGATGGTTCCATTGCTGTCCGCAAAGCCAACGACATTGCCAGCAGCAGCTGATGCGATGCCAGCGAGATTTCCGTTGCCGCCGCTCGCGTTGTAAACTGCGGCGCTGCCAAGGCTCAAATTTGAGCGTGCTGCGCTGGTACTCGTCAGATCAGAAAGATTGTTTCCGCGAAGCAGCGAAACAGCAACCGCATTATTGTATGCTGTGTTTGCAGCACTTAGAGCATAGGCATTCGCATTGGTTGTTACGACAACGTCTGCAGCGGTTGCGAAATTCTGTGCATTGACCTGTGCAGCGTTAGCCACGCCAAGCGCATAAGTCTGAGCTGCTGATTGAGCAGCAGCTGCTGCGCCAGACGCATCGAACGAAGACGCGCGATAGCCGCTGTCTTTGACTGTTCCAGAGCCATCATTGAAAGCAGCAAAATTGTTCGTTGTTGTGCCGCCAGAAACCGAGGCAACGATCGACTGACCATTGTCGGAGGCATTCTTCGCAGCGGCGGTTCCGAACGTGCTAACAGGACCGCCATCCTTGATCGAGCCAGAGGAATCTGCGAAAACGACAAGATGATTTGTTGTAACTGCGCCAGTAACCGATGCAACCGCAGCGTTAGAATTATTCGACGCAGCTTTGTAAGCCGCAGTCCCAAGGCCAGTTAGCGTGTAGCCAGTCCAATTCGCGCCGCCAGTATCTGGATTAGTGGTGTTGTCATCAACTGTGCTGATCCAAAAAGCGCCATTTGTGCTAACATTGGAAAGAACAGTCCCTTCCGGGTATCCGCCAATAGCCGTTGAGAATGTGCCATCATAGAAGACAGGCGCACCAGCCGAAAACCATTGATCCCAAGCCGAGGTCTGATTCAGAACGCCATTGAAATCTTCAATGTTCGGAGGCGTTCCGCCAGCAGCAACAGGAACCGCCGTGTTCGGAGGGAAACCAAGGCTGAGGCTCGCTGCGTTTGGATCGACAGTCGTTGCCGGGATCGTGCGAATATATCCGCTCGTTGCATTCTCAGCAAACGGAAGCGAAAATTTGGCGGGGATGTCAACAGCTTTCATTTAACCCTCACGGAACGTCGTACAGAACAGTGACGCCAGTCATGGCAGGAAGAACGCCGGACTGGAAAAGGATCGACTGCTGCACTGGCGTTGGGACAAAAGTGAATTTGTACGTCATCGTCATATCTTGATTGTCTTCAACATAGGCATTTCCTACATCGCTCGGAAACACAGTGCGAAGAATATTATTGATTGCCGCGACAGAGCCGTTGGTGATATTCGCCGCTGCCTTAGCCAGAATCAGCTGACGGAATACATCGTCCGTCAGAGCGAAATTCTCAGTCAGGTTGCCGCCATTATAGAATGGGCTCTGATTAAACGGATCGCCGCTCGCGCCAATGCCTGTCTTTTCCATGCCAAAATAGAAATCGACCTGAACATAAAGATAGCGATTTACGCCAACAATGCGACCCCAGACATCAAGACCCCAGCCGACTGCCGTGCTGACATTCCACACAAGATTGTAGAACATGTCCATGTCAGCTGATTGATCTTCAGAAGAATAGAAGCTCTGAATGATACTCAACAATATTGGACTGTTCGCGTACTGACTTATTACCGTTTGCGCAGGATCAAAAAGCGGCACCGTCCCAGAGGATAGCGCAATCGGATAGCCTGTGAGTGTTAGTTTTCCTGCTCCCGGATAAGTAAACCCAGAAATAAACGGATCAGAGATCGCGCGTTCTGAAATTGCTGGTGTTAAGTTATCGGCTGTCATGTGTGCGAGGTGTAGATCACAAGCGCATCAGTGACTGGAACCTGTGCAATTCCTGCCTGAACATTGAGGGCAGTTACAGCAATTCCAGAGATAGTTTGGCGCGAGGTCAGGCTTGCACCGGAAGAGGTCGTCGCAGCACTTGTGACATAAACGCCAGCGCCGCCAGTCGTGCCGCTCGTCTGCGAAACAATCGTGGTTCCGGCTGTTACGCCCGTTCCGCTGATCATATCACCGACATTAATTGTTCCTGTTACTGCGGACGCAGTCAAATTTGTGCCGCTTCCGGTTCCTGTGAAGGTCGCAGCAGCGAGCGTCTGCGTATTGCTGACGGTCCATGTTGAGCCGGAACCTGCAGTTATGGTCGTTCCCGGAATGATCAGACCGGCATTGTCTTCAATAGACTGGCCGATCGCGATCGTTCCGGAGGAGACATAGCCAACTGTCAGCGTTGTCCCTGAGATAGTTCCCGAGAAAACTGCTGCGGAAACATTCTTGCTGCCGACATAGAGCGACTGGATCTTTGCCCAAGGACCAAGAGAGGCCACTGGGGCATAGAACCGGCTGGCGAGCACATCGCTGCCAATCACCGCACGATCGCCTCCATCAGCGCCGGAAAACGCATTGAGGATCGCATTCTGGATCTGCACATTCGCATCAGACGGAATGAACGGGCTGTCAACCAGCGTAACCGAGAAATAGATGCGCAGCGGAATGGGACGCTCAAATGTGACCGCATATGTCGGATATGGCGTAACATAGCCAGCAGAATCATCCGTCACCGTAACTGTCGTGTTTCCGTTGTAAGCGCAGCCGGGAGCTTTGCGCGACCAGATCGCAGTCGCAACATCAAGGTCTGTTCCGCCAACCGCAGCGACATAAATTGAATTCGCAGCGAGCGTGTAGCCACCAATCGTTACGGGCGAGCCGGTTGAATTCTCGGTGACATAGGCATCATCGACGCCATTGACAGAAAGAACGGCACCGAGCACAGAAGGCAGCGAGCCGATCGAATTGCGTTCGACAGAGGCAGCGCGGCGCGCTTCAAAAGCACCACGGCTCTCCGCATCATTTCCCAGCACGCCATCGTCAGGGTTATTGATCGTGTCCCAGCCAGTGATCGCCTGATAGATCGAGGTCAGCGAGCCAGCAGGGCAAGCGATCGGACCTGTGACGATGTTCTGAAACTGCAGAGTTACGCTACCACCAACCGGGATCGAGCCGCCAGAGGAGCAAGCATAAATGTTTCCGCCAGTATCCGCCGCAAGCGCGCCGGGAGGAATGACCGTTCCTGAAGCGCCGACGCAAACGCACTGAACATAGGTCGGCTGCGCGGGCAACCGCTCAAGGAAATAAATACGTGCAATCGCATCCTGCATGCGACCCTGAGCATAAGCCGGATCGATCTGCGTTGTGTAATAAAGAAATGTCTGATAGGCAGCGGAAATGATCGCTGTCATGCTCGAAGCAAGCTGACCTTGCGGCGTATTGAGAGCGAGATTTAAATTTCCGCCGAAAGCAGCATTCATATCTGCCAGAACGCCAGCAAGGATCGCCGCATCATCCGGGATGATGAAGCCCCTCGGACCTAGCACTGGTGCAGGGACATTGGTTGCCATTAGAAGCCCACTATGGTAATAGTTCCGAGTTTATCTTCCAACTGGATCTGACCGCTCAACAATCTTTCGGTCAAATCAGTCAGATACACCTGAGCAGCGACAACTTCCGGAACCTGCAGAACCGCATCAACGAGATCCGCCTTAACAAGCGACAGCGGAGGAAGATGACCAACTAGTTCCTGATAGTAGGGGACGCCGAGCGTTGTGTCGTAATAAACTTCTCCGCGAAATGTTTTTACGGCGCTGGCTGCATCCTGCGCCAAAGAGTATGGATTTGTGGCGACTGCGATATTGTTGTTCGTGTCGAGAACAAGATCCCAAAGGCTTCTGTCGAGCAATAGAGTATTCATGTTGCTGTGACCTTGGTGGCATTGCTGCCGTCGGAGAGCTTGACCGCTTTCGCACCACCGGCAAGCGAGGTCGTGTCTGTCGTCGTCAGCTTGGCAATGGCAGAGACATTGCTGCTCTGATCAAACAGAACGCCATTGATCGTTATGCCGTCTGAATTCATGACTATTGTGTTGTTATTTTTATCCGTCAGGCTGATGCCTGCATCATCCATAACAACCTGATTGTTATTCGCATCCGTGACATTAATGCCAGTCGGATTGCCTTCCGTGTCCGTTACGAATTGTACAAACTGCGTCGGCGTCACAGAACTGACCGCCGTGAAAAGATACATGCCGTCAGCGAAATCGTGCTTGCGCCAGGAACCGGGATTGCTCTGATCTTGCGTTTTCTTTACAACCGAGATATCACGATCAGCAAAGACAGCAACCCCAATGTCATTGACGCATGGATCGCAAATGACGGCACTCTTTCCTCCCTGAACGCGGCAATACGGAAGTTTATGAACAGTTATGTGCTCATAAGAAACGCCCGCACCATCAGTCATATTCACCAGAGGCAGAACATCGACCGTTCCGATCGGAGAAACGTCGCTGGTATTCGTCACAGCGACAACTTTGACAAGCGTCGATGTCCGCACAAGCGCGAGAGCCTGCTGAACAAGAAAACTTATCTTGTTGTATTCAGACGTTTGTGCCGTTACGTCTGCTTGACCTGTGCCTGAAAAGCTCATTAGCCTAACGCATTCTGACCGGGACCACCAAAAGAACTACCGGGAGGATAGGCTTGGATGGTTGAGAACCACTGGCCATTAGGTTGGCGCGATTCGAGGTCGTGGGCAAGGTGAAAAACAATCCAATTGCCATTTGCAGCAGTTAGAAGCTCGCTCTCGATCTTGATCGTCGAGCCATAACTGATCTCAGGATTGAAGATCGTTCTGACTTGAATTCCTTTTGACACATAGGCAGGGTAGCCGACCATACCAGTTTTCTTGGAAAGGATGATGATCTTATCCGTTGCAGGCTTCCCTTTCGGGAAAATAATCATCTTCGTCGGCGTGTCGAAATTTATATTGAAGTTTCCTGCCGTCGCCGCCGCATATGCTTGCGTTTTTGACGAGCCATAGAGATAGGTCGGCGGAATCGTTCCCGTAACGCCTTTGTTCTCGAGGGTAAGGCCCATAATCTTCGCAATGCTGCCCATCACCGCATCGATGCTCACCGGCTCAGGATATGAACGCGGCGGGCAAGGCGAGAACGGAGTGAAAGCGCCAGACTGGGCGCTAACACGGAAAGCAACATCAGGCATTGCCGAGGCATCGAAATAGGCATCGCTGATCGCGCCTTGGAACACGACAGACGGCTGAGTTTCCGTGTCGCCGGCAAGGAGCGTAACGAAATTCGGACCAATCGTGCGCGGGCTCAAACCGAGCGTTGAGAGCTTATTCATGACGGAAACCGTCATACCGAAAATGTTAATGTCCGCTTCGCCCTGAGACTGGCCACCGCTCTGAGTGATCGCGGCGGTGATGCGCAGATCTGTCAGCGTGACTGTGTCGCTGCCTGTCGAATCAAAAGTGTTCTGCTTGCCTGTCGCAAGATCTATACCAAGCTTAAATTCAACATCAAGGCGGCGTTGAACAAAAGTCATCAGCCTTGACCTGCAGGCAGATCAGCAGCTTCTAAATAAAGCAGCTGATAGCGGGAGCCGAGACCGAGGAATTCAGGATCATTTTCACCCTGAGTATCGACCCAAGCAAAATCGCCAATAAATCCAAGATAGAGCGAGCGAACGATGCGATTTAAGTTCTGACAAAGAACGCCAACAATGATTGGCGTCGTTTGATTGACGATGCCAACGTCCATGTAAACGCCAGTATCTTCTTGATAGATGCTGAGCTGCGTGAGCTGGCCACCAAGAGGAATTTGAAAGGTCTGGGCCGGAAGAGCTTGCGTTGGGATAAGAAGCATCAGAAGAAACTCGAAATTGCGTTTGCGCCCTTTTTCAGCAACGACGGCTGAACAGGCTCAGTTTTCTGAATGCCGCTGTTTGCAGGCGTTGTGTTCGTCTGGCTTTTCGTCTGTGTGAATTGCGGAGCAGCAACAACAAGAACCTGAATTAGATCGAGGCTAACAGTGATCAAACCCATGCCCGCGCTTGCCGTTCTTTTATAGTCCTGATGAATGACGTTGCAGCTTTTGAAGATCGCATCCGGCGCAACTACATCGTACAAATTCATATTTGGATTGTCCGGTGTACCAAGAAGATTATTGATCGAGTTAAGAAATTGCTGACGCTTGCCCTGAGAGCCGCCGACAGACAACACAAGTTTCACATCGAAAGGCGTGTAAACTTTGTCATAGGTCGCGAACGCGCCGCCTTCGATCGGATAATTCGAAAGTGTATATTCCTGTTTGTAATCAAGCGAAACGATATTGTCAGGTTGCACGACCTGAACGCCATCAAGGTAAATTCCCCACATCGGAGGATTTACCACAGCCGGGAGATTTACCGTGTCCTGCGAGATAAAACGAGGCAGCTCCGGATACAAATTTGCCGGATTGCGAAGAACTTTCGGAACGCCGGGGACATTTGGAACATCAGGATAGTATGTCATCAGACCGCACCATAGTTTGCCTGCGTGGCAAACGTGTTGCGCTGAACTGCAGTGCCAATGCCCTTGGCAATTTCCTTTGAGTCGCCACCCGGAACCGTGACATTGATCGAGCCGATATGCGTCTCTGCACTGTGGTTCATCGTGCGGCTGTTACTCGAATTCGAGGCGATCATCGCACCGCGCGCACCGGACAGCGGCATCTTATCGCTGTCCGGCGGACCGGACAGCGGCATCTTATTGCTGTCCGTCGGACCAACGCGATTGAGCCAGCCCTTGAGATATTTGCCATACTTTTCCGGGTTTGATTCAGCCAGAGAAATATAGTGCTGACGACGAAGCGAATTGAACTTATTTACATCGCCACCCGACTCAGCAGTGAATTGCTTCGCCTTTCCAACACCCTGATTGACAGCGGTGTCCATGGCAACTTTCTGCAACTGAGGCGGAAGCTTGTCGCCGCCAATCTTGTCCCAGTACTTTTTTTTGTAAATCGCTCGCGCCTGATCAGGCGTGAGGTTTGCAATATCGACGCCGGGGAAAGCCTTCTGCGAAATTCCATACTTCGTCAAACCACCAGTGTCGGAGGTGACTTTTCCTGTCAGGCCACGATCTTCGTTCTGCATCACAGCATCGATCGCTTGATCGGCTGCGGAAACAGGAGCGTTTTGGGTCGTCTTCTGAGCGGGAGCCTTTGAGGAAGGAGATTTTTTCGCTTCGACTTTGACCTCAGTTGCTTTTGGCTCTTTCTGTCCGGTCAAAGAATACCAGATATGCTTGACTTTGTCCCAGCCTTTTGTGAAGTTTTCGACAACTTTGTTCCAGCCATCTTCAATTGAACTGTACAAGCCACCGAAAAGAGACTCACCGCCCTGCGTCCATGTCTTCCAGTCATCATACAGAAGATAACCAGCAGCGATAACCGCAGCAATAGCAGCGACCGTCAGGCCAATCGGACCTGTCGCAATCGTCCATGCCGCAGCCATAGAAGGAGCAATTCCAATGAAGCCTTCACACAGCTCCATGAACGCGCCAAGGCCAGCAGAAATTTTAGCGATTGCAGCACCAGCAACCGCAGCAGTTACAACAAGCGTCAGCGCGACAGCGAGAGCAGATAGCGTTGCAATCAGAGCATCCGCGATAAAACGATGGTCATTTAGAAATTCAAAAAATTTCTTCAGGCCATCCATAACCAATTTTATCGCAGGAGACACAACAGTCAGAAAATTCATGCCAACTTTCTGAGAGGACATTCCAAGTTCGGCCCAAGCCTTCTGAAGACCATATGCGGCTGCAATGTCTGCTTCGCTTGGCTTCATCTTTTCGCCAAATGCGAGCGACTCATTGAAATCTTTGTCGCTCTGCATAAGCGTATTGTACATTCCGACCGACAAGCCAAGCATGTCTGCGAATTCTTTGGCACGTGCCGGGTCGTGCATGTTCAAGAAACTCTTGTGGAGATCCTTGAGCACGTCATTTACATTGCGCATCTTGCCCGGTTGGCTTTCCATCGCAATACCGAGCGAGCGAAACACAGGCACGATAGAAGATTTTCCAGTCAGAGCGAATTTCTGATATTCGCTCGTCAGGTGCTGGATGCTGCCAATCATTTCGCTGTTCGAAGCACCAACTGTTGCGCCAGCACCCGTCCAGGTGGACAAGGTTTTGACGGTCTGGTCGGTGCTCATCGCAACGCGGCCAAGCTCAGAATTTGTCTTGACTAAATCCTCGACAAATTCCTTGATCGCTTTCCCACCAGTGAAGACCGCGAACAGGCTCAGGAGCGTATCGCGGAATTCTTGAACAGCTTCAACGGATTTTTTCGCGCCCTCATCGATGGCTTTGCCAGTATCCGTCATCGAATTCTTGAGCTTAAGTAGGCCTTCAGCAGCCTCCTTCTGATTCTTCGAAAAATTCGAAGGGTCGAGCTCAAGCGTAAGGATAAGTGAGTCAATTATGTTGGCCACAACTTATCCTTTCCTTGCTCTTTCATCCATAATGCGTCGATTGTGTGCATCGATCGTCAAGATCTCAAGTAGGTCGTACGCGTCTTCTAACGAGTAAACTGTTTGGAGCTCGTGGAGGGTCGCTTTACCACTGGAGACGATTGCCCCGACGACGCTTGAGACGTTGACGTATTCTGAGAGCCCTCTTGTCCCTCCTGCTCCGAAGTTGACTTCGAGCGGGCGGCGGCGGAGAAAAAACCCGTGTGCAATTCGATGACCTCCTTGCGAAGTTTCATCCGAGTGATCACTTCCTCTGTGTCGCTATCGACAAGAGGACGGGTCAGTGCATGATTCATAGGATCCGGAAGAAAAGTGATGCACTCAAACATCTCGTCCAGCAAAGGCTCCGCATCCTCGAAAGGGATCATCGCCATAGCCTCAGTGCTAAGAAAAGAAATGCCAAGCATGCCTTGGCTGGAAGCGGGAATGTTGACGCCAGCACGCGCCAGCGCCAACCCAAAACGATAAGCCCACTTCTCAGCCTTAGCAGCTGGCATTTCTGTAATTAGAAAAGATTTACCTTTATCACGATTATCATCGGTGATCCGGACCACCAAAGTTTTAAGCGACATTGTGCCTCCTTAGTTCGCTGCCTCAGAACGGAGCAGCACTCATGAAATTCCAAGTGATTTCAAACGTACGCGGAGCGAGGGTCTTCTTCGCATCCGGGATCGGCATATAGCCGGAAATAACGCCCTTCGTCATCGACCACTTGCGCTGAATGGAAGGCAGCGCAACGACCGCATTGGCGAAGAAAACATCCTGTTTAGCCTGCTGCGCAGCATACCACTGATCAAAGATGATGCCCGAAGCAGAATCAGCCTGAAGATGGATGGTCTGCATGATCGGAACATAAACGAAACCAGCCGACATATTGCCGTCAACGCCCATCAGGATCTCGGAAGATTTCAGAGAAGGCGTATCGAACACATCATCAGCCGCAAAACCCTGCAGCTGCTGAGGGGAATTGTAAAGACCAGTGATCGACAGCTGGTAGATGGAATTTGCACTCGTGATTGTAAGAGCCATTGAGGAGATCCTTTAATTTGATTTTGGCGTTACTGAACCAGGACGGACGCCAGATTGAACGACTGGATGCTTTCGCCATCCATATACCAGAACGTCATCGGCGGGCTGGTGCGACCCTGACGGGTCTGGGCACTTGCGGGAAGGATCTGCAAATACCAACCGCGCGTCGAAAGCACCGGAGCAATATCTGCACCAGCCGAATTGTTGACCTCGGCGATTTGGGCGGCCGACAGCGGGACGCCAGCACGGAAGGCTCCGAAGTTAAGGCCTGCATTGATCGGGTCTGCCAGAGCCGCCTCCACAAGCGCATAGCCCGCCTGATTGTAGGGGATGCTTCCCGAAGCCTGCAGCAGCTCCATCAGCGCCAGCTGGAACTGATTGTTCAGCCAGATCTGGTTCACATAGCTGTCCACCCACTGGAACGAGCCAGTGATGGTGCCACGCTGCATATTGATGAAGCCCTGATTGGCCGTGGCGATCGAGCAATAACCATTATAGCCGTTGCCGAAGGTGGTCGTCTGCGGACTTCCCATCAGGTTTGTGAGCGCAAGCGAGGTTGTCACGGTCGGGACAAGACCCGGCTGCGAACGATAAGCCAGCGTAGTGCGGCCATTGGTGCGAGTGAAATCGAGCGAAGCAATATAGCCGCAGACGAACGCGGCGTAATTGTTGTTGCTCGGTTCCCACACAAGGCAGGTGCCAGAGTTGCCATTGTTCTCGAGGATGTAGCCCAGCGAGCTGGTCGCCGGAAGCGTGGCAGCAGGAGAAGCGTCCGGATCCGCGCAAACATAGACATAGCGATTGTTCTGCGAATTGACCCACGCAGCGAAAGCCTGCTTCTGCGTATTGCCGGTGCCGCCATCCGGATCAAAGGTGGTCGTGAAGCTTGCCCAATTCTGCGTGATGGTGACAATGTTGTTCATGAACGCAGCAGGCGAAGATGCCGCAGCACCCTGACTGATGACCGCGCCAGTCGCAGAGGTCAGCTCAAGAGCCGTCGCAACCGTTCCAGTGTCCGCATAGCTCATCAGCGAAGCAACACCAGTGATGCCGCTGGTGATCAGGAAACCGCCAGAGATCGAATCAAATGAAACAGTCAGGTTCGTCGCACTGGCAACCATGCTTTCGCTCGCAATGCGAACGAAATTGGCAGAGGTCAAGCTTGTCACATAAGTGCCCGTGTTGCCCGTGCCAGTGCCAAGCGCAACAATGACCGTGCCAGCCGGAACGGAAGTGCC